AAGAAGAAGAAGAATCTGAACTTTCTTTTAAAGACCTCCTAAAAAAGAAGGAGCAAGAATTTCAGTCTCAATTAGAGGCTGAGCGTCTTGAAAGAGAACGTGCCTTTGCTCTATTAGAACAAGAACGTAAGTTCCAAGAAGTTATGAATTATCGTCAACAAAGAGTTGAGCAAGAGCGGGACAATATTGTTCCTGAATTGATTGACTTGATTGACGGCAACAGTGCAGATGAAGTAGAGCAGAGCATCTCAATGTTGAAAGAAAAATCTGCTCGAATTTTGTCATCTGCTCAACAAGCAATGCAAAGTGCAAGACAACAAATGGCAGGAACTAGAATTACTAATCCTGCCGCAGGACCCCTCGATAATGATTCGGAACAAAAATCGTACTCACCTGATTCGATCAGGGAAATGTCATTGGCGGATTATGCGAAACAAAGAGCCAAACTACTTGGCACAGCAGCCAGCACTCGTGGTCAGGGACTGTTCGGTTAATCCCAAACAACTACTAGGAAAGGACTTGACCTAAATGGCAAGTGCAATTACAGGTACAGGGCAACTCGCAGGCGCCCCAACCGCTTACTCAGGCTCAAATACAAGCCTGAACCAAGCAATTCAAACAATCTGGTCGAAAGAAATTTTGTTCCAGGCAATGCCAATTCTTCGTTTCGAACAATTCGCAGTTAAGAAGACTGAACTAGGTGTAGCACCTGGTCTTCGTGTGAACTTCCTTCGTTACAAGAACTTCGCAGTAGATCCAACTCCTTTGACAGAAGGCGTTCGTATGACAACAAACGCACTTACTGCAGAGCAGATTGCAATCACAGTAGCAGAGCATGGTTATGCTGTTGCTGTTTCTGAATTACTATTAAACGCATCATTTGATGACGTAATGGCTTCAGCATCCCGTCTTCTAGGACGCCAAATGGCACAGTACCTAGATGTACAGGCACGTAACACTTTGTCTGCAGCAACTTCTGCAGTGTTCGGTTATGACCGCACATCACTACAAGGTGTAAACGACTGGTACAACGAAGGTACAGTAGCAACACAATTCTCTGACCTAGATGGTAACTACAAGTTATCAACTGGTGCAGTTAAGGATGCTGCTCTTACTCTTGCTTCTAAGAACATTCCTCGCTTAGGTGAGACTTATGTAATGTTCGTTAGCCCAAATCAATCTCGTGATATCCGTTCAAACCCAGAGTTCATTGAAGTAACGAAGTACGCCGCACCTGGTAACTTCATGCTTGGTGAAATCGGTCGTTTGTACGACGTAGTATTCATTGAGACAACTCAAGTTAAAAAACTTGCAGTAAACGCTGCTTACACAACTTCTACATCTGTTGGTCTTCCAGCATCACAGATTGAAGTTCCAGTTAAGGCTAACACTGCTCCAGGAAATGGTGGAAACCCAGAGTCTTCAGATTTTACTGCTGAAAAGGGTTATCTAACTACTGCAACTGGAAACGGTGCTTCAGTTTATGAAGCAATCATGATTGGTGACAATGCATTTGGTCACGCAATCTCTCTCCCAGTTGAACTTCGTGATGGTGGCGTTCTTGACTTCGGTCGTGAGCACGCTCTTGCTTGGTATGCAATTTGGGGTCTTGGCGTAATCACAGATCAAGCGATCTGCAAGGTTTACACCAACTAATTTGTTTTACCCTGGTGTCTGGGAGCCTTACTCCTTTTTTGGCTCCCAGCCACCTCTAACTAACTTAGGAGAATAAACAACGTGGCAAATACACAAACAAGTCCGCTTGATGCAACAGGCAAAGCAGCGGAGCAAGCAACAAAAAAGAATGCGGAAGCATTAAAGAAGCGTAAAGAAGAAATATCTATCGCTACCCAACTTGAGACAGAGAGTCTGGAAAAGGATGTTTTTGATCCTAAGAATCCAGATGCTCCACTAGTACTTGACGAAATCGAAAATGTCGGAGTATCAACTGCAGGTGACATGGTCATCATTCGCACAATCACTGATATTGAAGACATGAGTTACGGAGTCGGAAATACTTTCACCTTTAAAGCAGGTGTTAAGTATCGAGTTCCAAGATCACTAGCCGATTATCTAGAGCAACTTGGATATATTTGGCGGCCAAACTAAAGACTAGCCGTCGCTAGTAGTCCGACTCTCAACTGGTTCCCGCCCTCCTCCCAGTTGGGAGTTGGACCCTTTTTATTTTGCGCTGAATAAATCTCTATTACACGAGATGATTGGCATAGAATTTTAACGGAGGTTATGTGGCTACGATTGCAAGCCTGGCAGATCGACTACGGTCTGAAATTGGTGATATACCTAAGTCTTTTGTGTATCAATTTACAGCAGATGGAACTACTAATAGATTTTTAATTCCGTACTCTCCTCTTGATGGCGCTAACTTAATAGTAACTAGGAATGGCACCGATATCTCAGCAGATGTAGAGGTTGAAGAAGCAACTGGGTACATAGTATGTGATGATGTTCCTGATGATGGTGACGACTTTATTGTTGCTGGAAATCACTTTAGATACTTTACAACCGCAGAAACTCAAACTTATATAAGCACAGCCTTCCTTGAGCACTCAGCCTTCCACACAGATGCCTATGGTCGTAGCGTAAGTATTCAAAATTTACCAACTCTTGAAGAATATCCTGTAATTATTTATGCATCAACCCTAGCCCTGTATGCCTTGGCTAATGATGCTGCTTTTGATATTAACGTCTTCGCTCCAGACGGTGTGACCATTCCACGTTCTGAGCGTTACCAACAATTAATGCAGATGATTGAGTCTAGAAAACAACAATACAAAGAACTATGTTCTCAACTTGGTATTGGTATGTTCAAGATCGATGTATTTAGTTTCCGCAGAATTTCAAAGACCACTAATCACTACGTACCAATATTCCAGCCACAGGAGATTGATGATCGCTCTGCGGCTACTCGTGTCCATCTTCCTACCCCTACCTACGGCAATGTGGAGACTCCAGTATCGATTGTTACTCAGGACCTCTTTGTGTATGAGGGAGATGCTTATGAGTTTACTATCGTGCTTGATTTTGAAGTGGATACCTATACCGCAAAAGCAGACATTCTAGGAGTGGGTATTCCTGGAGTTATAACAACTTTTACAATTACATTTCCAAACGTAGGTACGGCAGACGGAGCGGGCCTTCGTACTCTAAAATTAGCACTCACTGGAACACAGACCCGTATATTGCCTAGAACATCTTACTATGATGTTCAGTTAACTAAAGACGGAGTCACCCAAACATACGTTAGAGGAAAGATATTTAAGACTGAAGAGGTAACAGAATGAGTCAGTACGTAAGACCAGGATCTAGTGTTCCAATTGTAGTAAATGATGTAATTTTAATAACTACACCATCTGGTACCCAAGACTTTGGAACAACTGATAACGCACTAGAACCACAGGCGCTAGCCTACGAACACACCCAAGGAGTAGTCAGTTCATCCTGGGTAATAAATCATAATTTAGGTTTTAAGCCTAACGTCACAGTTGTAGATTCTGCTGGTACAATCTACGAAGGTGAAATTACCTACACTAATTCGAACTCACTTACGGTCTCGTTCTCTCAAGCCTTTTCAGGAAAAGCATATTTATCTTAAGGAGATAATGTAAATGGCCCGTAAGTTTTTAACCCCGATTGATTTAACTAAATTAGAATTACAAAATGCAAGAATACAAAACTTAGCCGAAGCGCCAGGATCTCCTGTTGTTGGACAAATTTATTTTGATACTGTTCTAGGTTTTCTTCGTGCTTGGAATGGCACAGCGTGGATTAACTCAAGCACTGGTGCACAAGGTACTGCTGGCACACAAGGTGCTCAAGGTACTGCTGGTGCACAGGGTCTTGATGGTGCTAACGGTACACAAGGAACTCAAGGCACACTAGGTGCACAAGGTACTGTAGGTGCACAGGGTGCAGACGGTATTCAAGGTCTTGATGGTTCTAACGGTACGCAAGGAACTCAAGGAACTCTTGGTGCACAAGGTGTTCAAGGAACATTAGGTTCTCAAGGTACTCAAGGAACTGTTGGTGCACAGGGAACACAGGGAACATTAGGCTCTCAAGGTACTCAAGGAACCGATGGTACTCAAGGAACTGTTGGTGCACAGGGTACTCAAGGAACCCAGGGTGTAGACGGTACACAGGGAACCCAAGGAACACTAGGAGCCCAAGGTGCTCAAGGAACCGAAGGTACTCAAGGTACTCAAGGTACAGTTGGTCGTGATGGTAATTTTGGTGGCGCATCTTTTGACTACACTTACTCAACAAACACTGCCTCTACTGACCCAGGCACAGGAACTTTAAAATTTAATAATGTAAATCTTGCAAGTGCTACAGAGTTGTACATCGATAGTCAAGATGATAACTCTGCAGACATTTCTTCATTCTTACAGACTATTGATGACTCAACCTCAACAATTAAAGGTCATCTACGAATCTCTAAGAAGTTTGATTCAGCAACCTACGCACTATTCATAATTGATGGAGTTTCTACAAATAACTCAGGATGGTTTACTGTCCCAGTTAATGATCTATCTCTAAATGGAACTTTTGCAAATAGTGATGACATCATCATTACCTTTGCTCGTACTGGTGATGTTGGTGATACTGGTGCTCAAGGTACCCAAGGTACACTAGGTGCACAAGGAACCGCTGGTGCTCAAGGCGCACAGGGTTCAGTAGGAACTCAAGGAACTCAGGGAACCGATGGAACTCAGGGAACCGAAGGCTCACAAGGTACACAAGGCACTCAGGGTGTAGACGGAATTCAAGGAACTGAAGGTGCACAAGGAACTGAAGGAGCCCAAGGAACTGTTGGTTCTCAAGGCACTCAAGGAACCGATGGTACTCAAGGAACATTAGGCTCTCAAGGAACT